TTGCTTAACGTTGGGTACTTTTTGATGTTCGGATATTCTGCTCCAGCCCATGTGCGGACGTTCAGACTAGAAGCTGTGACCTGTCCAGTGTACAACCTCTGGTTCTTGTCTTGCTTTTTGGCGATTGTTGTTGCAGTTGCAGCCACATTTTTTTCCCCATCAACAGCAAGGTACTTCGTAGCAACCCAGCCGATTCCGATTCCAGCGACCTTGATCTTAGTCCATGCACCGGACTTTTCTCCATTGATTTCAACGCGGTTTCCTTTGTTGATTTTTCCGAGAATATATCCGTTCGGGCTTTCACGGACATATAGATCGTCTGCTGTGGAAGTAGCTGTGCCAGTCGCTTTCCAAGTCGCAGTCTGTCCCTCACTTCCCCAATCAATCCAAACATATCCGTCGATTGCAGAATCGTTGATAGCGTAGGATTTGTTGCGTACAGCTCCGCCATTTGCAACCACACCGGCAGCACTGGAAGTGTTTCCCTCGTTAGTGTATACGATACTACCATTGAAGCTGCGGACAGAGCCAACATGGGAACCGTTGCGGAAGATTACCAGTGCCCCGACTTTTGGTGATTTATGCCATGTTCCATTGCTCTTGGCGTGATTTGTGATGCTCTTGCAGTTATAGAATCCACCGCCCATAATCTGCAATGCTCTTGTGATTCCCAGAACATTCGCCAGCTTCCAGAACTGGTACTCTGCACACCATGGCTGAGCCTGGCAACCCGGCTGCCCCCAGGAATTTACATCACGAGCAAATCTGGTGTAATTGTTGTATCCGGCATTTTTCTTAAAATCATCCAGATAGGCATTGCTTTTCTTTTCCAGGTATCCACCATTTGAAGCATAATAATCACCAAGTTCAAGAAATTCCTGTAATTTTGTCTTTGACATTGTTGTTTCTCCTTTCTGTGTTGCTCCCCTATAGTCCTTGTAGAACACATCCATATCAACATTTCCGCTGATACCGGATACTTTTCCATGTTCTGAATACTGCCATCCTACACCGACCGGAACTCTCAGCCTTTCCTGTAATGTTCCGTTATCCAGTTCTTTTTTGGGATAGTTCGCAATCCAACAGTCGTACTGTTTCAAAGCATCTGACAGGTAATTCTTGTACCAGTCATAATTGCAGTATACGCCGACCTTATAACCAGCTTTCTTCATTCTGGTCAGAAATGCGACGGCAATGTTTTCGACTGCCTGTTTGCCGAGCTTTCGCTGATTAGACCACTCAAGATCATAGAACACTGGGAAGTCCAGTCCTCGCCCGTTCAGTGCGGCAATCACGTCTTCCGCTTCGTCAATCGCCTGCGCCGGTGTTAGAGCGTAAGAATATTTATATCCGCCGATAAGGATTCCGTTGCTCTTGCATCCCTTGTAGTTGTACTCGAATGATCCGTCAATGCCGGACCTCTGATGTACTCTTAATATTGCAAATTTAATGCCGGATTTGGCTACTTTCGCCCAGTCCGGTTTTCCTTGGTTGGATGATACGTCAATACCTTTAATTTCCAATTTATCAACTCCTTTTTATGAAATTTTCAAAGTTTCTTAATCAACTAAATGGGAAGAGGAAAATTATTTTACAACAGCCTTCCATTTTCCCTCCTATTTCATGGCTATTGTAATTGCCTAGGCAATCCGCTGTCTTTAAACACTGATAATTTGACATAATAATTTGTTTCACTTGATGGAACATCTACGCTATATGTTCCGTTGTAGTTAGCATTCGAAAATGACAGCCTCTCGTTTGTTGATGCATTCCATAATTCATGTCTTGTATTCTCATTATTACTCACGTTTGTAAACGTAGCTTTTTGTCCAGTTTTTACGGGAACATGAATTATACAATATGGTTCGTAATCTATACTATCTCCATTAATGTTAATATATTTACCGATTTCAATTTTAAGTGGAATTACGAATTTCAAAAGCAAAGACTTACTATTTTATATACCAGTATCTTACAATTAAATTTTTTATTGTCGTATTTGGTGTACCAAAAACATAAGATTCGTTTGAAACTGCGTAAATATTAATGGCATTTATTGGAAATATATTTTCGTAATATTTGATAGTAGCCATACGTACTGTACCTGTTTGTGGCATTTTGCTTGCTAAATTAGTAAAGCCCGTATTGTCAATTGTGATATCACCATAGTCAACATCTATGATTCTAAGAGCGTTACTATTTTATTGAAGTCCAATTGCTCCATGTTCCAGATGCTTGCGTTCTGGTATATGCTTTAGAACCATCTGTTAAATCATAGGTAATTTGAAAACCGGTCTGTGCTCTATTGTTGTTTGCACTTATAACTACGTGCCAGTTAATCTCAGTAACCCCGTTTTTGGGGTTTAATAACAAAAAAATTCCAAAACCAAGATTGTTACAGTCGTGGTCTTCGCTAGTTATCAAAGTGCCAAAAGCACGGTTACTATTTAATTCATTAAGCGCTCCAATCACCGTCTTGTCGTTCGTCTGCAAGTTGCTGATGACCGCATTGGTCAATTTCCCAACAATCCAGTTCCAGATTCCACTGAACGGTGAAAGTTTATTTGACTTCGATGTTGCATCGTAAATCATCAGTGTGTCGTTGTCCGCCGGTGTTGCTTTCTGTGAATATTCGTTAAATTTACCCATTACTGTAATCTCCTTTCTAACTCTTTGATACGTTTTTCTTGTGATTCAACCTTAGCGCTTAGTTCCTGTATGGCTTTGATGGCGTAGTTGAGAAGATACGGACTGTTAATCTGTTTAATGTCCATCTCGCCGTTTTCATCATATCCGCCGCCCAGAGCCAAGTTCGGGTCGATTTCTTCCAGTTCGTCAGCTACAAAACCGATGTTTTGGTGCCATCCACCTCTTTCTTTTTTCCAATCGAACTGACGGACCTTCATTTGGTTGACCGTTTCGAGGGCAGTTGTTGTGCTGTTCTTGATGTTGTCCTTCAGACGAATATCTGAAACCTGCGTGCCAGTATACAAATAGTCTGTGGCAAAAGAAGCTGCCGCACTAGAAGTCCCTCCCCATTGAGCGCAAACTCCTAAACGCCTGTATGTTGCCGTTGAACCCGCTGGCGTCCCTTTTCCTGACGAAAGATAAGCCACCTGTGAACCAACTGCACTTACAGACGCCACCGGCTGTCTTTTGACTTTGCCGGATGTTTTTACTTGATTTTGCAAGTCGTAAAACATAAGTGTTCCATCGACAGTTGCATTTCCGCCTACGCTCAAGCCTTTACCAATAGTCGCACTTCCATCCGTTGAAAAATTCGCTCCAAGTTCGCATCCATCCGTGAAAAGTGAGTTTGTATTTATTCGGACTTTATTGTTCAGATAGCGAACAATGTAACCTTCCCATTTTTTGCTCGTATCACCTTCCATCCAAAGTTCCGGCACGTTATTTTGGACTTTTTGTGCATACAGTCCATACTTTCCAAGCATCAGTGCATTGTAGTTCTCTGAATCCGTATAGTCTATATATAGTCGCAATCCGGCAGTGTTAAGAGATACCATCGGGTTTCCGGTGTTTTTGTTAAGCACGACATGTCCGGTATATCCTAATCTCGATATCTGTTTTCCGTCAGCATCGTAAATCTTCAGCTGACCGTTTCCGTTGTTTGTGCCGCCAAGACTGATAACGCCACCTTTCATGGCATTGAACGAGATAAACAGCGTCTGGTTCCCACTTTCATCTTTTTCGTAGTACAGCCCCTTGAATTTTCCACTGTCTGACAGGATATCAACTATCTGTTCCTGTGTCAGTGATGCCACATCAACCGCAACGGAATATGTCTGGTAGTCCGCAAGCTTCGTTTTCGACTGGTCAAAATACAATGAAACCTTGAGCATGTCATGTGCATTGAGCGACAGTCCGTTGACATTGATGTTCAACCGGTCAAGCGCCGCAGTCTGCGATACTGTGAGTGCCGACCATGTGGCGCCGTTGTCGGTGGATTTTTCCAGTTTCCACCATCCTTTTTGCGACTGTGCAACTTCTCCGTTTCCGTCACGATAGAACGAATCTACGATGAGCGGTGCCGGTGTTATCTTCTTATCTGCTCCGCATTGCTCTGGAAGAAGTAAGTCCTTCCGGCAGTCCCCTGTTCACCCTTAATCTTTGTCCAGCTATATTTCGTCGGGTCGGTGCTATCGTCTGGCGTGTAATCGGTATACTGACCGATATACAGCTTGTCGACGCTATCATCCACAGAAAAATCTGTTCTACCATCAGCGCTGTTCGCATATGCGATGTGGAAGTACGGCGTCTTTCCGTTTACTCCCGGTGTTCCCGGCACGCCCTGCGCTCCGTCTGCCCCCTTAATCAGTGACCACGTATACTTCGTCGGGTCAGTACTGTCGGCTTCCACGAAATCCACGTACATGCCAATGTATTCACGGTTTCCGTCAGATACCGAAAAGTCTTTCGTTCCATCTGCGCTATTGGCATAAGCAAGGTGCGTGTACTGTGTCTTTCCGTCTTTTCCATCTTTTCCCGGGATGCCGTTTGCTCCGTCCTTACCGTCATATCCATCAACGCCACGGAACCGACTCCACGTGTAGTCTGCCGGATTAGTGCTTTCTGTAGCCGTGTCCTTATTTGTTGCGATGCCGATATAGGTCGCCTGTGTCACTGTATAGATTTGTTCTCCGGTGCTATCCAG